GGTTACCCGCCTACGCCCCCCTGTGGCGCTACACATTTTCAAAATGCCTTTCAGTTTCAACCCGCGCTGCGCCACAGTTGCCTCACGTCGCGCTTTTCCTTTCCAAACCGTATCGCCGTTGGTCTGAACGCCCTATAAGCCAAAATCGCCTTGTGAGAAAACCGTCAAAAGTTAAGTGCTTGCAAATCAAGCGAAATTCCGCGTGAAAAACGAAGTGCCAGTCCGCTGCAGTTACACCCGCCTTGAGCCAGTCTCCAAACTTAAACCCAACCCTTCGAACCCCAACAAGCACGACGCCGCGCAGCTTGGCTTATACGCGAAGATTCTGCGCCACCAAGGTTGGCGCAAGCCAATCGTCGTCTCAAATCGTTCTGGCTTGATTGTGTGCGGCCACGGCGCGTATTTGACGGCACTGGCGGAAGGTTGGTCCAGCGTTCCAATTGACGTTCAAGAGTTCGCCAGCAAAGCCGACGAGATAGCGCACTTGATTGCGGATAACCGCTTGCCGCAGTTGTCGGAGATAAGCGACGTGGACCTGTCAGGGTTGCTCAAAGAACTGAACGGGTTTGACCTTGAGATAACCGGGTTTGATTCAACGGCGTTGTCGGAGTTGGATGGCTTCAGCGAACCGTCCGAAGTGGACGCCGATCCGCAGATTGATCGCGCGGCGGAGTTGCAGAAGGAATGGAAAACGAAGTTGGGGCAGGTGTGGAGGTTGGGGGATCACATGATCGCTTGCGGGAGTTGCACCGACAGCAAGGAAGTATCACGCCTGCTGGACGGCAACTCCATTCGGCTGGTTTGGACCGATCCGCCTTACGGGGTTGGTTATGAAGAAAAGTGCAAGCACCTTGAAAAGTATCGTCCACAAAATCGCGCCTCGTCTGTGGTTTCGTCCGACGACATGACTGCAGATCAAACCGAGGAGCTTGCGACAAAGGCGCTGGGCGTGGCTTGTGAGAACGCCGATAAGGGTTGCTCGATTTATGTAGCGGTCCCGGCGGGACCGCTACATGCGCGTTTTCAGTCGGCGATTCAAAACGCAGGCTTTCAATGGAAGCACACTCTCGTCTGGGTGAAGAATCATTTTGTGATGGGACGCAGCGACTATCACTATCGGCACGAACCAATCTTGTTTGGCTGGAAGGATGGCGCAGCGCACTATTGGGCCGGCGGCAGGGACAAGGACACTGTATTTCAAGTGGACAAGCCGACCGACAGCGACCTGCATCCAACAATGAAGCCGGTCGAGTTGGTTTCTCAAATGGTGAAGAACTCGAGTCGTCTCGGTGACGTCGTTTACGAACCCTTCTCCGGCTCCGGCACCACAATAATCGCCTGCGAACAACTTGGCCGAAAGGCAAGAGCAATGGAAATTTCTCCCGCCTACGTTGCCGTCGCGCTTCAACGATTCAAAGACGCAACCGGCAAGACTCCCGAATTGCTGAAATGAAAAAGGCACCAGCACCACCAACACCAAGCGGCGGAATGATCGACGCCGAAAAACTGTGCTCGCTCTCGGGGCTAACTGACCGCCGGCACAGGCAACTCGCCGATCAGGGTTACTTTCCTCCTCCAATCAAAGGCCAGTATCAAACCACGCCGACAATCACCGGCCTCTTCCGTTTCTACAAAGAATATTCACAACGTCACCACGCGGCCAGGGAAGGAATCCAGAATGAAAAGTTGCGCGAGATAAAGCGGCAGAACGATGAGGCGTCGGGTTTACTCGTCCTCAAATCCGAAGTTGCCGAAGACCTGCAAAAATTCCTGACGCCGGTCCTGGCTTTCATCCGCCAAAAGTTCGAGAACGATTTGCCAATGTCGATGAGTGGGCTCGGCGTGGCAGAAAATAGAATTATTGGAGAACGTCTTTACGACGACCTGGCCAAACGGTTCAGGACGGAATTGTTGAAATGGAAAGTATGATTCTCAAATTTCACCGAGGATTGCGCGTTCGGCATCGCGCTCACGGCTGGACGGGTTGGGTTTGCGGTGTCGGACCAGGGAGAAATGAATCTCGATGGGAAAACCCATCTGTTGTTTACGTCGATTGGTTTCATCGAAAACCCGCCACAGGAAAACATGAGCCTTCCGAGTTATGGAAAGTATAGGCAAATTCCTCGCCGAAACCTGTTGTGCCGAACCAGATCGTTCGCCGACGCCGCAATGGGCCGGGCAACACATGGAACTCTCGCCGCCGATAACCGAGGAGGGAAAATTCAACCCCGAGAAATCCCGCCACTTCCTTGAAATCTTTTCCGCACTCGACGACAAGCGTACGCGCGAGGTGAATGTTTTAAAGCCGGTTCGCGGCGGTGGTTCACTCATCGGCGACGTATGGCTTGTGTCTTCGCTCGGGCGATGGCCTTGTCCGTTTATGTGCGTCTATCAAACCGATGCCGATGGCAAGATCCACTTCTTTGATCGGACGCAAAAGAACCTGAAGAGGTGCACATTCACAGCGAGCCTTTTGCCGTCGCGTTACGAGTGGTCTGAAATCTTCCTGAACTCTGGTCACACGCTTTACACTGGCGGGCCGGGTATCTCCAACCTGCAAAGCAAGGGTGTATGCAATCTCTGGCTTGATGAACCCTGGCTGTATCCACTGGGCCGCATGGCTGACGCCGAGGCGCGGGTCGGTGACTTCTTGAAAAAGGAGAGGTCAAAGATTCTGCGCACGTCTCAAGGTGGCACCTGCGAAAATCGAACGCTCGATGAATGCGACTGGCATCGCGCTTGGAAAATGGGCGAACAAAGCGAGTGGGAAGTTTCTTGCCATTCCTGTGGCAAGTATTTTGATCCAGTGTTCAGCGGCACGCGAGAGGACGGCACCTTCTGGGGTGTCACCTGGAATCACCATCGTTTGCCGAATCAAGACTGGGATGTTGAGAAATGCGCGGCGACCGTTCGCTTTGAATGTCCGCACTGTGGCAACCCCTCGCTTGATACACAGAAGACAAAGGCCGACTGGAACAGGACCGGCAGGTATAGGAGAACCACCGAGGCCAACTTGAGGAGGCGTGGCTTTCGTTGGGAATCGGTGATCGATTATCCCTGGAGCGAGTTAGTGATTTTGTGGCTCAACGCTTGCAACGCCTTTTCCCGCGGCGACCTTCGACCCAAGCTTCAATTCTACCAAAAACGCCGCGCCATGTTCATGGACGAAGAGACATTGCTTCGAGGCGGCATCAACCTTCGCAAAACCGTTTACGAAATCAATTCGGATTGGCCGGAAGAAAAAGCACGCTTCCTTTCTGTAGACCGTCAGGAAGAGGATCTGTTCTGGTGGAGTGTTCGCGCCTGGTCCGCAGAGAAATCAAGAAGGCTTGGCTTTGGGAAGTGCTACGGGTTCGCTGCGGTGGAAGAGATACGGATCAAGTTCAAGGTCGATCCGAATAAAACTTTCATGGACTCCGGGTTTTTGCCGAAGGGCGATCACGGCGTTTACGCTGCCTGTTTGAAATACGGCTGGGTTGCGGCCAAAGGTGCGGCTGAGTCGGGATTTACTCATACGCTAAAAAACAAACGCAGGGTTTTGAAATCTTACGCGCCGATGACTTACGCAGATCCGGGGAGTGGAACGGATAACCAGGGTCGTAGGTATTGCTGGCTTCAGCGCTTCTCTAAGTCGATAATGAACTCGAAGGTTCAGGAGTTGATTGATCACGGCCACTGGGAAGAACCAATCACCGGCGAAGATCCAGAAATGGAAAAGGAGTATTCCGCGCAAATGTCGGCCAGGGTTAAAAAGACCGAATACTCGGCCAGGACCGGGGAGTCAAAAGTGTTTTGGAAAGAGGCGAAGAACGATCACGCTCGGGACTTGGCGAATATGCAAGTAATGGGTGCGATTGTTTGTGGCCTGTTACCAGATCCAGCGAGTGAGAGGCTGACGCCGAGTGAGCAGAAGGAGCAGGAGGCTGCGGCATGATCGATGATCTGGAAAAAAGGCGGTGGAGAACCGTAACGCATTTTGAAGTGCAATGGATATGTGAGTTCGCCGAAGCCTTTCGAGTATTCACAAACCCAAGAGACTACACCTTCCTAAAATCAATCCGCGATGGCCTTTCTATTCCAAAGGCCGCAACCAAGATCGGATTATCGAGTGGGCGGGGATACCAACTATTTCACCAACTCGTCAGGAAATCTCGAAGCGAAGAGCGATTCGTTCGGCGGTCGGTTGAGCACGGAGGTCATACATTATTCACCACACTATAACAAAAAAGTATAGTGAAAAGTGGAAATAATTGTTGCAATACCGTAGCGCTTGGGTATTGTGTAGGCATGACAAACGAAATTCAAAATATCCAAAGCCAAATCACAAACCTTAAACAACAAGCTCGCAGGTTCCAGGCAAGCCAATATCGAAGCAGCCAAATGCGGGATGCTCGCGGCGTTTTCGCCTGCGAGCGCGAACTTGAAAAAATCTGGAGGCAGATCGACGCACTCACCGCACGGATGGAATCGACCGGAGAGGTCTTGGGATATACGCTGCCCCTGGAAGTGCTGGCAGAAAGGATGTGGATTATCAAGCAGGCCCGCGATCTTAAAAAGTTTTCAAAAGCAGAAAACGCTAGAGGCAAAACCACCCCGATAAGCGAAACCTGTTCTCCTGATTACACTCCACTTCCGGCAAGAATCGAATCAATTGTGATGTTTGATCACCGGGAATGGAAAAACTGGGACGAGGAGGATAAATATGGGGCCATTTCCAAGCTTAATGAATTGCTTGCCCCACATGGGGTCAAGGTATGCAACCTATCGAACCCCGCAACGGACGACTTTCTTAATTTAATGGCCGTCTCGAATATCCCGCTATGAAAAACCCCGCAGCAGTCGCGCTCGGTCGTCTCGGCGGCAGCGCAACATCGAAAGCAAAAACAAAGGCCGCACGTATCAACGCCAAAAAAGGCGGCTGGCCGAAAGGAAGGAAGCGAAAACCCTCTGTCCACAAACCTGCCACCAAAAGCAAGGGGTCAGAAAGCACTTGACGGTAGGGTTTAACCCCATATAGTTTCGGAAACCGCCTGTTGGCACCAATGAGCGAAACGGAATTTAGGGACCCTGCTGAATTACCCCAAGCTTCCTTCGTCGATTCACCCGAAAGTCATTTTCTCGAGGCTCATTGTCCGCAGTGTCGGCATGAAGTGGATGCGGTGTGTCCGATCTGTTCGTTCCACGTAGAACAATCGGGCGCGTGCTCGAATACTGTCACCTCGGGGCTATCCGACAAGTATCGACGCATCCTCCTACTGATCCAAAACTCACGAAATGCCAAGTTCACCCTGCATTGCCTCCTGATAGCGACCGGGGACGCGTACGCGGACGGCCTTTCGATGACTGAAGTCGCGCGAATGTGGTCCACGGTCAGAGCCAATGTCTCGAAGCATTGCCGGGAGATTTGCCGCGAGTTGGAAATTCAGCCGTCAGCTTACATGATGAACGAAGAGGCGGCTGGAAAGTTCAGGCTGGCGAATCGGAGGCCGGTGAAGGTCGTATGAAAGACGACAAAAGCGACAAGGAATTCGCTCTCATCATCCTGGTGCTTATCTTGGGCCATATCGTCTTTTGGGGATCACTATTATTCATCGCGATCCACTTTATTAGGAAATTCTGGTGACCGACCTTACCACCAGCACAGGACTAGAAAGCGATCTGACCGCAACCGGCGCGCGCTTCAGTCCTGTCGAATTACGCCTCCCTGATACCATTTCCAAGTCTGACTGGGCGCAAATCGGCCAAAAGTTATTGCGAGCCGATCAGGTAATGCAGTGGTGGATCGGTGACTGGGCCGCATTCGGCGCTGGCGACGAAACGAAGGAGGGGTGGAGAAAGCGCGGTGCATTGGCTGAGTTCTGCCGGATGAACCCGAACTTGGACTATGGGAACGTTCGGAATAAGGCTTGGGTCAGTAGCTCGGTCCATTTGTCGCTACGCCGAACCTCCCTGCCTTGGAGTTATTTTCAAGAGATAGCGCCACTGAAGCCGAGGGATCAGAAGATTTGGATCGAAAGGGCGGCCTCCGAAAGTCTTACAGTTGCCGATTTACGCAAGCGCATACGGCTGGATGGCGGTGAGGGCAATGCGCTTGTTAGCGATGGTCCCATAATCGAATTCGGAACCGAATACTTCGACTGCCTCAAGGCGTGGCTGTTAAAGCGTCCGCCGGAATTTTGGACTTTGGAGACTAAAGACATTTGGGAAGGCCGCACATTGGAGTTGGCCAGGATAGTCGGCAAGAAGACTGTCACGACATCGTGACAGAGTAGCGCCTGTTGACCGTTCGCCTCTGGCGAATGGCCTACAACCCGTTTATTGGCTGGTCCCAGGACGACCTCGAAACCGCTTTGCGGGCCGCACAGACCGATTTAGCCGCCGGAAAAAGCACCAGTGGCGCGGGCGACGGCACGGTGATGGTCAAAAACTCAATCGACATTCGTCCTGCAGAACGGGTTCGTTTAATCCTCCTGGCGCTCAACAAGCTTGTTCCTTCAGCTTACCCAATTGAGGACATAACCCCGATAACTCAGGCTCGCGTCATCTTCGGCTCACCTGACCCCGCGTCCAGCGAATGAAAACCCGCGCGCGCGACTCTTTAGCGGTGATATCCGAGGCTTTGAGGGGTGAAAGCCGAAACGGTAACGGTATCCATGCCGCCACAGCGCCTTATAAGGTCATTGAACGCCGATCTTCCTATGGTTTCAGCAATAACACGCTGATCGAGGCTGCAACCCAGAGCCAGGACCGTCAGCAGGTCACTCTGGTTGATTACGACATTCACAATACGGTCAGTTCAATCGGCCGACGCACCCTGATGAGCCTGGCACGCACGATGTATTGGCGCATCCCAGCACTGCAGGCGGCTATTCGAGAGCAAGCCAACCTTGCAGTTATCCCCTTCGAGCCGATTTACATGGGCCAGAATGAGGACTGGGGCAAACGAGCCTGCGATTGGTTGGATAGCTTCCATCGGGTGATGAACGTCGAGGGCTGGCCGTACAATTACGAGTCCTACGGCGAAACACTTATCATTTCCAACATTGTGGACGGCGAGGGCTGGACGCTTTTAACCGAGGACAACGGCGGAAACCCTCGAGTACAGCAGATCGGCTCACACCGGATCGGTTGCCGCGGTCAAAGCGGCGGTCTTTGCAAGGTCAGATACCAGGGTAAAACACTCTCAACCGATGGCTTGTTAATCGACGATTCCCTGCCTTTTGAGTTCCAAACACCCCTGGAATGGGAAGCGCCGATCATTGATGGCGTGATTCTGGACGACCTTAGCCGGCCAATTGCTTACCGGGTTTATTACGATCCGGGTATTTCCGGAACCTACCGCGACATTTCAGCAAGATCGTTGTTTCCGGCGTTCCTGCCTGAGATTCCCGGCCAGGTAAGGGGTTTCTCTGGCTTGGCTTCGTCAGCCTTCGATTGGCAGGACGTTCGAGAGTTCCGCCGGTTCGAAATGCTGGCGCAAAAGGCGTTCTCGAGCAAAACAATCGTCGAACACAACGAATCTGGCGACATTGATACTTCAAAAGCGGTCATCGCCTCCCCTGCGACCTTCAATTCGGACAACACCAAGGCTACCCCGGACCTGATGAAGTTGGACGGCGGGACTTACACGTATTTTAAAGCCGGAACAGGCTCGAAGCTCGAAGCGTTTAATTCCGGCGACCGTCCCGGCCGGGGAACTAAAGATTTCATGGACGGCACAGTCCGAGACGCTTTCAGGGGTACTGAGTGGGACGTTTATTTCTCGCTCGATCCGTCCCTCGGTGGCGCACCAATGCGAACAGTCGTTGATCGGGTGAATCGGACGCTCCAAAAGCGCCGGCGCCTGGCATCGATGAACATTCAGCGGGTGGACGTCTACGCGATTTCAAAGGCGATCAAGTTGGGCCAGTTGCCATTCGACCCGGACTTTTACAAATGGAGCTATCGACCAGCGCAGGACATTACTGCAGATCGCCGCTACGAGTCACAGACCGATATCAAGGAATACGACAAAGGGTTTGTAAACCTGATGGACATTGCGGCCAAGCGCAAGGGCGACTGGATTAAGCGCATGGAACAGCGCGAGATCGAGGCCGAAGACAGGCTGAACCGTGCTAAAAGGTTGGCTGATAAATTCGACATTTCGATTCAAGAAGCGTTGAACCTGTTCGGTGAAATTGGCGCAGTCAGCTTCTCGATGGCGCGAAGGGATACTGGCGAGGATGCACTAACGAAGGATGACGCCGAGGATCAAGGAAAGGTTGGGCCAGGAGAATGATGAAGCAATTCCCCCATATAATAGCCGAGCTTTTCACCAAACCGCTACTCATCACGCACGCGCGGCACTCGGCCATTGTGAAGATTTTGGAGGCGCGGCTTGCCGGTGGTGCAGCTGATAAGCGCGCCATGATGGAGGACGACGACAGTCCAGAACAAGATCCGCGCGACAGTTTTAGAATCGCTGGCGACTCGGCCATCATCCCTGTTCGCGGCGTTCTGACTCGCTACGCCTCCGACATTCCGGCCTCAAGTTGCGGCTGCGGCCTCGACGATATTTCCGACATGATCGATGTGGCGGAATCCGACCGCAACTCCGAGAAGGTTATCTTCGACTTTCGCACACCAGGCGGATCGGTAAACGGTATCCCCGAAATGGCGGCCAAGATTTCCACGATGCGAAAGCACACAGTTGCTTTTACCGGATCTGAATGCTGCTCGGCTGGGGTGTGGCTGGCCACCCAGTGCCAGGAGTTCCTTTGTTCGCCGTCCGCTTCAGTTGGTTCAATTGGTGTGTGGACAGCATACTCGGACCTGTCGCGACAGATGGCCAAAGAAGGCGTCGAGATTCAAAGTATTTCGGCGGGAAAATACAAGCTCATGGGCGCCTACTGGAAACCGTTGAGCGATGAAGAAAAAGCCATGCTTCAGGCCGACGTGGATAAAATTTACTCGCAGTTCAAAGACGCGGTGAACGCGCGGCGGGAAGTGGCCGAGAAATGGATGAACGGTCAGGTTTTCGACGGCGAGAAGGCTTGCGAGATTGGTCTTTGCGATGGGTTGATTGACGAGATTGGGGAGTTGATCGAGGAATGATGGAGGAGCTCTGGATTCATGGAAGGCCTAATCCAGCCTGGCTCGCGAGTCGAAATTGGACCGAGCAGGACAAAACTGATGTGATGCACTTTAGCTACGCATACGGCACAACTTCATTTTATCGGGCTGGATGCAAATGCCCCGAATCCACCCACAAACTCTTTAACAAGTTAGTGAAGATCCTTTTCTGGCGCGGGGTCTGATTGTTGACAAGGGCCATTGCTCAAATGGCCATTTGGAAAATCGGCGTAGCTCACAAGCGGATTGAAGAACTCGAATCCCAGGTAGCGACACTCACCAAGGAACGCGACGAGGCAAAGGAGGCTTTAGTCTCCAACGATACCGAGGCTTCTACCGCAGCCGAACAGCTTCAAAAGGATCTTGCCAATGCGCAGCAGAACATTGCCGCGCTGAATGACCAAAATCGCGGACTTGCAACACAGATTTCCACAAGGGACACCGAGATTGCCGCACTCAACGCCAAGCTCGCAGCCAAAGACGGCGAGGTAAAAATCCAAGTCGCGCAACAGGTTGCCAATACCCAGGCGGCACTTGGCCAGCCTCCAGTGACCGCAGCGCCGGCAGGTGCCAAAAGCGCAAACACCACTTTAACAGGACGCGAGCGCATTGCCGCGAGCGCAAAAGCCAACCTCGAAGCAGGCGGCTTCACATTTCAAAACTGATTTTCCAAGGCGCGATACCACCAAAAAATAAAAATTTATGGCTGACACATTTTTAACTCTGCTCGATATCACCAAGCAGAACGGCACCGATCAGGCGGTGGGCATCGTTGAAGAGGTCCGCACCTTCGCGCCGGAAGTTGATGTTTTACGGGGCCGACCTATCAAGGGGACAACTTACAAAGCTCTTGTGCGAACAGCCCTTCCGGCTGGCCCCGCTTTTCGCGCAGCCAATAGCGGCACGGCAGTTGTGGCGAGCCGCTGGGATCAGCGCGTCAATCAGGCTTTCTTTCTCGATGGTCAGATGCGGATCGATGAAGCCGTTTTGAACGCTTCGGAGTTCGGTCCCGAGTTCGTGATGGCTAACGAAGTCCTAGGTGTCACCAAGGAAAAAATGGTTGCCTTGGGCAATCAAGTCTATTACGGCGCACCTTCGACAAGTGATTTCGGCTTTTCTGGCCTGACCAGGCTTTATGACCCGGCTGCAATGGAAGTAACAGCCAACGCGACAGGATCGCTTGGCGCGACCACCTCAAGCGCGTGGCTCGTGGTGAACCAACCTGATTCGGTTGAGTTCATTTTCGGCAATAACACAGGATTGGGTATTGGCGAATGGAAACGTCAGGCCATCGTTGCCACAAATAGCCAATACATGGCCTGGGTGAACAACCTGAGTGGCTACGTTGGTTTATCTTTCAATTACACCAAGGCTGCTTGCCGGATCAAAAATCTGGCGGCTTACGGCACTGCTTCAAATACCGGCTTGACTGACGAACTGGTTGCAGCGGCTTTGGCGAAATTCCCGGTTGGCGTGGTCCCTACTCACCTGTTCTGCACTCGTGCGCAACGGTTCTTCCTGCAATCCAGCCGCACCCCGGTTTATTCGAGCGCTGGCAAGTCGGGAGTGACCGCGAGCTTGCAATTGCAGTATGCGCCGACGCCCACGGAGTCCAACGGCATACCGCTTTACGTGACGGATTCGATTATCGACACCGAAACAGCGACCGCCGCTGGCACGCCTTACTGAACAATCAGCCAATAACGACGAACGATTAAAAACACTTTATGGCTACACAAGTTTTAAACACTCGGCTGGTGCGCGATGCCGCGCTGACCATCACCAAGGCGTTGCCTGGAACCAGCGCGAGCAATACCACCGATGCAATCGACATTGGATCGGGACCGTTTTTGCCGGAGGAAATTGTTGTTGAAGTTGTGATCCCGGCCATCGCCGCGCATGTCACGGCTGGCAACTCGTTAGTCATCGCACTTTGGCACGCTGACACGACCACTCTCGCTGCGCCTGTTGCGCCAGTGCCGGCCATTTCAATGACCGTTATCGGCGTAGTTTCTACCGGCAGCCTCGGGAGCACCTGGCGCTTCAAGCTTCCGATTGGAACGAAGCGGTATATCGGCTTTCGACAAACGGCTGGCGGCACTGACACGCTGTCCGGTTCAGCGGTCACGTATTCGATTTTAACATAGTTGTTGGTTACGGGGTTCTGGGTTTCAGGCCGGCTGGCAGACGAGTGCTGGTCGGCCTGTTTGGTTTTTAAATATGAAAAATAAACTCTTGTTCGGATTAACTCTTTGCCTCCTCGCGCTGATCGCATGGGCCGCAGATATCACGGACGTTTCGTCCAGAACAATTCGTTACCGACGCAGCTCAAGCCTTCGCTTTGATTCCACCTCGACAATCAAGGACGAGGATGCCGCCTGGACGATCACGGCTTCGCAAATGGGCAGGCTGTCCCTCATGCAATCGGGGACTGCAACGAACAGCAATAGCTTCACCGTCACAAACACTTTTACGACCGCCTTCGGCAGTGCGCCGGTTATCACCCTGGCCGCCGGCACAAATGATCTTCCGCACCTGATAACCGTCACAACGACCAACGTCATTCTCGGCGCGGCACAAACAAACGCCTCGATTCGCTGGATCGCAATTGGATCACCGTAAAACTTTATGAGACTCACGACATACATTCTCGGCGCGATTGGCATCGTGATCGCGGCAATGCTTCTGGCCTTGGTCCCAGTAAACCGAGTTGAGGCGACCGGATTCCCTTCCGCGCAGGACGCCAACACAATCAACCTGACCCTCCTTTCGGCAACCACGTCGAACAAGACCGGCACAGCTTACTTTGTCGAAAGCGCCACAACTCACAATCTCCAGATCGTCACCTACTGCACCAATGCGGTCAGCAATGTGATTTCCGCGAGTTTGGACGGCACAAGTTGGTCGAGAATCGCAACAAATTCGGCCAGTGCTTCCAGCACGAACATGATCGTTTTTATCGGTTACAGGTTCAGCTATTTGCGAGCGGACTTCACGCAAACCACGGCCAACGGATCGACTAATTCAATTATCTACCTTGGAGGCAGGCAGTGAGTAAAAAGGTTTTGGGAGCAGTATTCGTTCTCGTTGTCGTTGCACTTTGTTGTCATGCGCAATTGACGGTGTTTCCGGCGAGTGGTGGCGGATCTGGCGCAACGACTGTTGCGGGTTTGTCTGACGCTGGCACGGCGGCTTATTCAAATTCGGCGGCATTCGCGCCAGCGCAGACCAGCACAATCGTCACTCAGAATAATTCTTTCGCGTTGATGCTCAGTAACACCGTGAAGCTGGACGCGGCGAGCGCACTTTCTTTGAGCAATGCCACAGCCTCGCGCATTGCGATATTTGGCGCAGACAAAACCGTTGGGAGCGCAACAGCAAGCGGGGCGGTGCCGATAGACGCTGACGGAAGTGCCTCCACCTTTGCGCAAGTAAACGCTTTAGCACCGGCATACGTGGTGACAAATAACAACGCGAACGCACTTGTTCTAAGCAATACAGTAAAACTCGATGCTGCCCACGCTCTTTCTCTTTCAAACCTGACTGCTTCAAGAGTCGTTCTTTCTGGCGCTGATAACGGGTTGGCGAGCGCGGCGGCTTCTGGGGCGGTGCCTGTCGATGCGGACGGGAGCGCGACGACGTTTGCACAAGTGAATGCGTTAGCGCCTGGAACAGTGCTGACCAATAACCAAAGCACGGCGACCACGTTCAGCAATACCGTAACAATTGATGCGGCTCACAATTTAGCCATGAACGGAAGTATTCTTGGAGGTAGCGCGAGCCTTGCAAGGTTTAATTATTTCGCCGATGTAAACAACACCAAAAGCTATTTTGATTTTACTCAGTCAGGAGTAGGAATCGCTGCGCTTAATCGTGTCCCAGCCAACGTAAATTTCACCGTAGATGCTGCGTCTGGAGCAACTTCCGATCTTCAGCATTGGCGAAGTGCTGCCCAAACAGCGGTTGCTCGGGTAGATACGAATGGGAGTTTTTTCACAACATCTATCGCTTCAACTAACGGGTTTTTAATG